CGGCGTTCGGATAATGGTTTTTCTCCATAAGCGACCAGTAAAGTCTCATTGTTTCAAGCTGTCCTAACTGGCCAAACGCTCCGGATTGCAGTTTCATATCTATCTGCTGCCACATAGCTTCTCTGTTGGCCATCATGGTTGACGTAGGATCAGTTTCAAACAAGAACTCGTCATTCCAGTAATAATCACCGGCGGCATCCTGTTTAAGAAAATCAAGCTTATTTAATATTTCGTATTCCTGCTCACCATTTACGCCGCTTCCGGTTATCGGTAACGGATCGTCGGCATAAGCTAACCAGAACTGGAACATCAATTCGTATAACTTCGCATAAGCGTCATTTTTCATGACACGCTTTGATTCCAAACGACCGGCAGCCTGATTGATTGAATACTGTTTAGCTGTACCGGAAACAGCAGACGGATCATATTTACCCTGAAACGCATCCGTAATACCTAAAGTAGAACGTGCATCCTCATAGGCTTTATTGATCATCTGTAAGTCTTGCTGGATGTTGACCTGCATATTTAAAATGTCGATCATTGATTTCTGCTGCGGATCGTCTAAACGTGCAATTTTCAACTCCTTATCGGTTGTTTCCAGCTTCACGTTTCTAGGCAAGGTAACAATAGAGCCGCCTTTTAAAGTCTTCTCTGCGGCCTTTGAACCAACCTTTTTAATTAAATCCTGCTGATCTTCAATGACTTTGACATCAGAAAAGCCTAACAAAGAATTAGACTTTGACACATTCTTACGAACGATCAAAGGAAAACAATTAGGCTTGTAATAATCTACTGTAATGACTTCCTCGGCGCTTACCTCTATAGGATTGCCTTCCGGATCAATACCCATTTCCTGTATCAAGGGTATTCTGATTGTCTGAACTTTATCTTCGGTTTCCTCAAAGCGTTTAGAACCACACTGAGGGCAAACTTTTTCTTCGGTTACATAACCGCACTCTTTACATTTTCTTGTAATTCTGGCCTGATAATCGTCAAGGTCTTCAAGGGTATAGTCGTCTACCCACACAAAACGGCCTATTTTGTCCTCATTTTTGTAGTAGACAGTATTTACTGTGACTATATCCGTATCAAGGCTTGATTGCCCCTCTGCGTCCCTTATATCCTTGTATTCTTCGTCGGCATCTTCTACATCGACGTTGTATTTATCTTTAACGGCTTTTTTCGTCTGTGCAGTCTGAACGAAAATGTAGTCCATTTCTTCAATGTTTGAAACGCCGGGTTGAGGAATAACCTGTCTAGGAGAAATCTCTTTGACATTCACATCACCATAATTTGAGTGAAAACCCATTTCGTTATCCCATTCAACAAGGAAAAAGTCACCGCCTTGTACCGGGACCGTTCTTTCCATCTGATCGTTTATAATGGATAATTTCAAGAGTTTAACCTTATTAACTAAGGCTCTTTCGATAGAACGCGCTAAACCTTCGTCGCCTTCATGAAGGGCTGTGACTTTCGGCATAGGGATAGAGGAATCAACCTGAGACTCGATCAATTCATAGGCTATATTACGAACATTTATAGCTAATGTTTTGGCAGCAATATTAGTGTTCGGGTTTCCGTTTACTTCTCTTGTGCCTTCGTAAATGCCCTGATTTTTGCTTATCTCTTTAAGGGTATTAGCGTATGCGATACGGGCCTGTTCGAGCTTAGAACGCCACTTATCACGCTTTTTTTCCTCTGGTGTAGGTGCTATAGCCTTCTTAACCTTTTTCATTACCCTTTTTAACCTCATGCCGGATCACCGTATTTCGCCAAAAGATACTCTCGATCTTCCGGACTTGCGTTCTCTATGTCTTCAAGAATTGAACTGTGTTGCTTAGTTTCTATTCTTTCGTAGTCAATTTCTGGCGTTCTGACCCACCAAACACAAAACGACCTCAAAGAATCAGGATCATGTGTCAAATCATGCGGGTCTTTCGCGTACACATTGGGCCTTTTCTTGTCTTTTTGTATTTTCTGTAGACAACGTAATAAGTTAGGCGCACAACCGTCTAAAATCGTCAATTTCGGGTGTTTATCGACGACTTTTAACCACTCTTTCATGGATGCGCAACCCGCTTGAAAGTCTCTGCTAGTTTTTGTAAGGTTTATTCCGTTTTCAGAAAACAAAACAGCCCTTGATTTTCCCGTCACCTGATCTCTTGACCACAAATCAGACGGTGCTAACCAGTGCTGTATCTTTTCATCCCCGGAAATAGACCGCAAAATGTCACAAGCAGCCCCTATTGTCTTATCCGGTGCGTCATATTCTCTATAAACTTGTGCGTTTCCCTTCGTATCGACCTGAATCCAGTGCGCCGAAAGCATATCTAAACCATAATCTAAGCAAACGTAACGCGTAACCTTGCCTTCTAATTCCTCTTTCACTACATGAGTGTCTCTTTTGACCTCTGGAAAGAAAGAACCGCCCGGAACTGTTAACGCTTCTTCGACTGTCGCAGGATATTCTTGCGTGATCATGTCGCCCATAGTGCGTTTTGTGTTCTCATACCACTTTTCATCACGTCTAGGGTCTGCATACCACGGTATAAATATCTTATTAAACCCGTTATCAGGGTCAGTAAATACGTTTTCAAAGAACGATCCGCGCTCAATAGTCGATAATCCGACCACTTGACCGCCTGTAGGTCTGTTTATTGTAGGGAAACCGGCCTTCCAAATGTCTTCTGCGAACTGCTGGAACGCCCATTCGTCAAATATGATTAAATCTGCCGTAAATGATCTAGCCGCATTGGGTGAACTGGGGAAGCACTTGAAAACGGAGTCAGGTAATCCGGGGAAGTGAATTGTTAAAATTAGTGACGTGTTTTCCCAAGTGCTGTTCACCCAATTTATAGGCTGGTCATTTTTTGGTGCAAATAACTCACGCATATTATCGAGAATAACGCTCATTCTACGAACTAACTCTTGAGCTTCATCCTCTGTTCTGGATAAACCTATAACCGTACGCCCCGGATTTATCAGTTTCCAAAGAGCGTAATGCAGAACTAACCAAGTTATACCAAGCTGACGGGCTTTTAAAATCACGTTCAATTTATGATCCCGGAACTGACGTAACGCTTTCCTTTGTTCATCCCATAAATCGAAGGGCTGAATTAGGGTATCTGCGTCTTTATCTTCAATATGCCCGTATGTCTCTACGAAATATTCAAGGTGAGATCGACAATAATCTATCTCTTTTTCTCTTAATTCACTCGGTTTATAGCTTGATAAGTCCATACATTTACAAAAGGCCGCTAAAAATGCGGCCCTTAGCAGGAAAAGGTTTCATGAAAATAAAGTATTATCCAGTTTTACCACTATCAAGAATACTACGTTTAATTTTGCAAAAACATGATGTAATCAAAATATTTTTGCGTATTCGTCTAAAGCATCTAAATATTTCGTGTATGTATATCGCGGAGACTTCTCTAATACTTCCGCAGTCTGCTCTAAAGTCTTATTCTGGAAATAGTACAAAATTAAAACTTTCCGCAAAGAAGGGTCTATCTTCTCGATCTTATTCAAACATTTATTCCGGTAGTCAAGGCTTTTTAAAACCATTTTAGAAAGTCTGCTCCGGTATTCTTCCATTTTCATAACCGCTTCTTCTAATTTGTTGTTCGGTGTGCTTGATACGTTTATAGGATCGTAGTTAGTCGTCATTTTCGTAGCTACCGCCATTAAACGCTCTAACTCTAACTCGATACTCCTTATATCCGCATCCATTTCTTTAATTGGCTTCAACTCTTTCTTTGCTTCATTTCTTGTCATTTACTCCCCTTTCAATTAAACCATTTAACAACTGTGTCGCCTTTATACCCCTTTTCCCAGACATACCACGCTAACGCCATCATTGAACTTGATTTTGAGAAGTTCCCGTTCGTGCCACACTTTATTCTGGATGACGATACCCATATTGTTTTAGGCGGGTACTTCTTAAAAAACTCTTTACGCTGTTTGCCTTCTAAGAACTGTATTTTTAAAAACATACAGACCTTATTCCCATTCCCGATAATCTTCAAAGCGTGTTCTATGAACTTCTGAGCATCTTTAAACGGTGGATTAGTTACTATATCTCCGGAATATGGTAAATCCCATTTTAAAAAGTCTATTTGTACTCCATATCCTCGATCAATTAAATCTGAACTCCATACATTGAAGCCGTTTTCTACAAAGACCTTTGATAAATGGCCTTCACCACACGCACATTCCCAGATATTCTTGTTCAAGCCTTCGATCTTGATTAGCCACTCTGCTGCTTCCGGTGATGTAGCGTATATCCGTCTTTCATTTCTCTCCTTCGCGTTAGCGAATCGCGATTTTTGATTTTTACCGCCATAGCATCTGTACGCATTTATCCAGTGCTTTTTGTTTATCTATCCCCTTGTACTCGCATACTTCGTTGAAACCATCCATATTTAGGTCATTCATATACGGGCAATCTTCACAGGTGTTTACACTTTCTAAATTAGTGTTTACACCCGTAATAACAGGGCTTTCCGCTTTTATCTTTTCTAAAACTGCTTCTATATCGGTGTTTACACTTTTTGATGTGGTGTAGACACCTTTAAGCTCTACACCTTTTCGTGTTAGGACTATCTCTCCGCGCTGTATCTGTCTCAATAGGCTCTCCGCACTTTCCCGGTTTAGATACTTCGATAATTCCTCTTTATCCCTGTTTTCTAGCCGTATTGACAATACTTTGGTGTTCTCTGTCATGGTGTTTACACTCCTTGCTGAAAATATAATTTGGTAGTGCGACGGGGGGTTCCCGCCGAAAAAAATTTCCGCGCCACGGGGTGGGGGTGGCTGATCCGGGCTGCGGCTGCTGATCTAGTGCTGATCCGGGCTTTTCTCTATGATCTACAAAAAATAGAGCTTAAAAAAATGATCAGTACGGCATGATTGATATATATTATGTCAACTCATAGGATCAATAGACCCCTTCCCGATACCCGATAAACCTGTCAACCATGCGGCTTTGCTGGTATTCTGCATCTGTTCGCGAAACATCACTTTAGCGAATAGATCGTAGTATATATTCTCATGCGTGCATTTATCAGTCGGTTTGATCTGCCACGATCACAACGTCCGGATCATCAAGGCGGCGGCTGATCTTTTCCAGCAGCTCTCGATCCTTGTCTGTCATGATCTCCGCGCTGATTTCGACTTTATCCGTCGGCTTATCTCCATGCGTATCTCTTACATACTCCATAGCCTTCACATTACCATCTAATGCGCGGCCAACTGCGACAAGCTGTATAAGATCGTACAATGTAGCGTCAGGATTATCGCGCTTTATCCGCTCCGCGACTTCCGGCGGAATGTCGGCACCGTCTATGATCTCATTAGTTACTTTAAGGGTTAGTATCTTCTCTATGCTTTGTTGTGCGCTTTTCTTTTCTCCGTGTAGTTTGTTTATAGCTTCCGCGCCCTTGCGTCTGATCTCCCTTGCCTTCTCCGGCTCCATCTGGTTGAAGCTCACACGTTTTCTAAGGTTTAATAGTCCGCGCTCGTGTTTCTCAGGTTCTATATCTCCATCAATGATCATTTGCGCTCTAGTCTTCACCGGCTGCGCGTGTACGTCTGTCTTTTCCTGCTTCTTGTCTCTTTTCATGATCTACCCCACAAAAAAAGCGCGCTGCCCATTAGGACAAACGCGCCTTATAATGCTATTACTTTTATATACTGCTATGATAACAAATCTATCTTTTGTCGCCGTCGCCGCTCCGCTCCCGGTTTATTTTCTCCCGGATCGCGTCATTGATAAAGCCATTCGCGGACCTTCCGTCTAAATGTTTTCGCAGTTCGTCGGCGTCTTCTTTCTTCAATCGAAGTTTAACTTCTGTATATGTCTTAGCGTTGTACTTTGCCACTGCTTTCTCGTGTGCTTTGCTCATGGTCTCATTATATCGCATGGTCTCATGATATGCAAGCTCAAAAATCAGCCGGCCCGAAAAAAATTATGGCCCGGAAAGCCTGATTTTATGCGGCTTCCGGAAAATCTCAAAAAAAATTTCAAAAAAGGGGTTGACAGCGATAATGGGCCCATGATATGATACATCACGTCAGGGGGCATGAGCCCATGACACCGACGCAAAAAAAACAGAAAAGGAGAACAAACACCATGACAAACCAAATGATCATCTTCAACGCATCACAGGAATTAGCAGAAAACGGAGCTATCGCCTACACGGGCCGCGTTATGAAATGCACACTCCCGGATGGAAGCGTACAGGAACTTAAAGAGACTGAGCCGATCCACACTTTCCTCGAATGGAAGCGCGCCGGTTTCATAGTAAAGAAGGGACAAAAAGCCATAGCAAAGATCGCTATTTGGAACTTCACAAACAAGCCCAGCAAAAAGACTCAGGAAGCAAGGGAAGCAGCCGGGACCGATCCCGAAAAGGAAGACCCGCACTACTACATGAAAGAAGCCGCTTTTTTCAGCGCTTCACAGGTTGAGCCGCTTAACGCTTGAGTATAAAAGGGACCGGCGGCCCGTACTACCGCCGGAGAAAAGAGGAAACCATGAAATATAAAACAATTGACGAGCTGGACGCAAGGATCGAAAGAATCGTTAAAAAGAAAGTAATCTCATACTATAGCGACTGGAAAAAGTACGACCGACTCAAGTATATGTGTCTTAAAGGATCAAACGACCGGAAAGATAAAACAGCTATTCTAATTGCTAGAAAATACGGTACATACCTTTTGACACTTGAAGACATAGCAACCCGGCCATTTGCCGCGACTGTTTACGAATACTATCAAACACAAGAACAGGGCGATTATTACATAATCGATATTGACCGACTGACAATAAACCGGATCGACCCGGAAACATTAAAGATAAAAAAAGCAGCATAAACCAGATCACCCGCGGCGGCCGGGAAAAGCCGCCAGAAGGAGCGAAAATGTCAGCTACAAAGGATCAAGAAAGAAAAGCGCTGGAACAAATAAAGAAGATCATCGACGGACTCGGAGCCGACTCCTACTTAGGACTCACTTTTGAAGGGATCATGGAGCAGGCCGAGGAAAACATCACAAACGACTTTGCAAGTAATTATAAAGAGATGTACGAACGCGACGAGTTAACCATTGAGGAATTGAGACGCAACGCCGCCGGAGATCAGAAAACCATCGAGGAGCTGCGGACCTATAACAGAACATTGAGTCAGCAGGTAGACAACAAAGCGGACCGGATCGACGAACTAAACAAAGAGATACGCAACGCCGCCGGAGAAATATCGGAATACATCGACAAACAATACGAGGACAAGAAAAAGATTGAGACACTAGAATCCGAGATCATCACATTAAAAGCAAAATTATATGACCTCATGACAGCATAACACCGACCGGCGGCGGCTTCCGCCGGAGATAAGGAGACACTATGAAGGCTATTAGATGCAGTATTTACAAGGATCGCGGCGGAGATTGCAGCAACGGCGGAATCAGTTCCAGATATAACGACGTTTTGATCGTTACCCCGGATGGATGGATCGATGTTGACGGAACAGAAGAAAATCTGGTTGAGCTTTGTTTTATAGAGTACGGCGGAAAAACACACTACTACTTGGAGCCGGTCGCAAGGCCCACCGGAGTCGGCTGGATGTACGGCGGAACCATTGTATCAGCTAGTGACGCGCGCTTCCCGTTTGATTATCCGCTAAAGCTACACGACAGACAGGAATCGCAAGAATTATACGACATGTTGAGTAGATAAACAATACAACAAAGGGCCGGCAAGGGACCGGCCCGGAAAGGGTGAAAAAATGAGCGAATATATCATGAACAAAGAAACACAAAAAATAGAGTTAAGGTTTGAAAAGGCGGATTATTTAGCACTGCCGGAAGACAAAAAGAGAGAGATCAAAAGCAACTTTCTTTTTTCCCGCCGATCTGGTGCATGGGTGAGCCGCTGCAAGTTTCCTAACCTTTACAGGGCGGAAGCTATAGCGAAAAGTCTCGGACTTGAGAACGCCGGCAGCGTCGGAGAGTTTTTGAGCTTTGAAGAACAGCAGGAAAGAAAAGCAGAACGCGCCGAGGCCCGCGCTGATCGTTACGAGTACAAAAGCACAAAAGCCCTGAAAGAAGGCGAAAAGCTGCAAGCCCCTATTGAGAGTATGCGCGGCGACATTGCATTTTTCACGCAGCCCAATATAAACAGCAGCGCCGGCCGAGCTTTTACAAGGCGCCGCAATAGAATGTGGAACGCATGGGAACGCGGTTTTGAGGAGTTTAAAAAGAGCGAATATTACCAGCAGGCCGCCGAGTATGCAAGAAGAAGCGCACAAAAGCCCAACAATAAAGGATTTTGCGACCGCCGGATTAAAGAAGCCGAGAAGACTATCCGGGATCAAAAGAAAAACATCGAGGTATTTTATCAGCCGAGACTCGAAAGGATAAACGCCGGCGAGGAAATAAAAACCTATAACGGCGAGATCATGACGGCCGAGTCAGTTCTGGAAAGCATAGAACGCGCCGAGCAGATTATAGAGCAGGCTATTTCAAAGATAGTATATTACAAACAGTGTATTGAAGATTTAGGCGGCTGCCAGTTCAGCAAGGAAAACATAAAACCCGGTTATACAGTCAGGATCGAACGCTGGAACGAGATAGTAACCGTAAAAAGCACCGGCCCGGTTAACATTGTTTACCAGACGGAGCGCGGTTTTGAGCTTAAAGCTGCATACTCCGAGATCAAAGAGATAATAACCGCAGAAGAAAAGAAACAGGAGCCGCAGCCCTTCAAAGTCGGCGAAACATTCACGATATATGGCCGCATTTATGAGATAGTAAAGGCCACCGCAAACACAGTGACTATAAAAGGCGATAACAGGGAATACAGGAAAACACCCAAAAAGCGCTTTATACCCTGCGAAGGTCGCGAACGTTGGTGTTTAGCAGTCGAGAGCGGCTATCAGGGGACCATTTACAGATAAACCAGCAGCAGCCCCGGCCGGTATGAAGACCGCGCCGGGAGAAGGGAGAAAAACACATGAAAAGATATAATAATAAGGGCTTAAAAATGTATCACGGACAGGCAACAAAGGATATTTTCGCAGAGGTGCCGGATTTAACCGACCGGATCATAACCACGACGTATAAAGAGATCATGGCAGCATATAGAGACGAGCTTTTAGCTGATTTAATGCTTGAATCTCAAGAAGCCTATTGATTTTTTAAACAGTTTATATTATAATTTTTGTTACATGGTGTTGGGCGTACTGGATTAGAGAGTGTTCTGGTACGCCCCTTTTCTTTGTCTTGATCATCGATCCCCATAAACCATTTCTCCTATATGTCCTAACTTAACATCCCGGTCTATCATGATCTTATATCCGCACTTCTTAGCCCGGATGCAAAACGCAACATCCTCACCAACGCCCCATTTTGGCTCAAATAAGCTCTTATATCGTTTAAGCATACTTTTTATCACTTCGCACTTGATAAGGCAAAATCCAAAGCCTACAGCGGCTATTTCGCTATATCCTGATTTTCTCACGTCGTGTATCAGTTTTGGTGTCCGGTATGGAAAACGTCTCCGGGTTATTATCTCCGTATAGCTCACGTTTTTATTTTCTCCATGACGGGTTAAATATAAACCGCTCACAATATCCGCATCATGACTTAATAATTGCCTGAGATCATCAGCATCAAAGATAATATCGCTATCGGCATATAAAATATAATCATAATCATTCTCTATGGCAGTATGGGCTATTGTATCACGCGAGTCATAGACTAACGATCCTTCAACCAGCATTGCATCTACTGATCCTTGCTTGACGGTTTTTAATAAGCTCCCGACAGTCTGAACCGGTATGTTTTTAATACACGGCATCCCTAGTAAAATCTTCATTTGTTGACCCCCGTAGTCACACTTTTGTAATACTCCCATGTGATCCTTTTGTGCAGCTCCTCACGAACATTTGTGCCGTATGTGTGCATACACTTTCTTACATAATCCGCGAACTTCCCGTCTTTCCGGTATTCCTCTAACATTTGGTTATACTGTAAATTATTGATCCCGCTCATTCTTTATCTCCCTTATCAAGTCTGTTATCGCTGCTCCGGCTCCGATCCCCGCCAGAAATATCAAGATCAGAACTATTATCACCATCATCTATCAATGCTCCTATACAAACACACAAAATTGTAACCACGACCCCCGCTGTAAAGCCTATACACATCCCCTCAAATATTGTCATTCTGCATCCCCCTTTGTTGCTTCAAGTATTGTCGGCGCATCGTCCAAATATTCGTGCATATCTCCTATTCCACACGCTCTACATGGTGCATCTCCGATTTCATACACAAACCGCTTTGTCAACTTTCCGTCTTTCATTCCTCGTCTGCGGTCACATTTTTCGCAGATTTGTTCCGTTGTCTGTTTAGTAAGCCTATCCGCATCTATCAACCGCCCATGCTCCGGCAATACTGTGCCGTGTGTAATGGCATCCCCTATAACATCAACTTCTGCAAGATTTAAGTCCTTGTTTATGACCTTGTTATAAATATCTTCGGGTATATCAATTACAATTTGCATTGCTACTCTCCTTCCACTTAAAACCCTTGCAACTATTCCACCAAAACCGACCTTTGCTAAAAAACTGACTTTTAGTATTTAGACACCCCTTTATTTCGTTCTGTTCGATAATTACGCCATAATATTTACAGTGTTCGCACTTTCTGCTTGATTCTTTTGTTTTATCTATCTGCATCGCTATTCTCCTTCAAACTTTCGTATAATCGCATCACCTATTATCAGCAAAACCTTACTAAAAATGCCTAACACTATCCCTAAACCGCATCCGATAAGTATGATGTCATGGGTTAATATGTATATCAGCATCTTTGCTCTCCTTATCAATTCGATATGTCCCTTCATTCTTCAATGAGTATCTGCGTCCTTTTGTTTTCGGTCTATCGTCCAATATTGCAAACCCGTAATAATCATCCTCGACCACTTTTCCGTGAGCGCACAAACCATTTCCACGATAATGCACAATATCTCCGACTTTTATTTCTTTTCCATTTTTATCAATTACTCCTGTAGTCATCCCTTATTTTCACTTTCTGCCGTCCTTTGTATAACATCAAAAACCTCGTTAATTACTATCATTCCCCATAGCCCAAAGCACAAACAACCTAATTCCCACAATATTAGAATTATTAAATCGTCTGTCATCGTCACGCTCCTTCCTCAATTTTCCACTCACACGGACAGTTTTGTTGCAACTTGCAACCGACATAATCTAAATCGTCTGATAACATTTCCGCTTTTTCACCAAACACACATCGTCTGCATTGTGTTTTCTCGCAATAGTTTTTTATCTGCTCTAACGCTTTCATGGGCGGTCTGCTCATTCCTTATCCTCACTTTCTGCCTGTCTTTGCAAGGCATCATAATAACCTTTTCTATATGCCTTTTCTAATATACATGCATTTTGAGTAGCCGTTAACCATTTTTCTGTTACATCTTCGCCATACAATGTATAGTTAATAGCATGAAGATACGCTGTCGCTATTACCATAGGCGGCATCTTTGATAATTCATCAAGCAACTGTTTAGTTTTAGCCTGTTCAATTTTTTCTTGTTTTGTCATTTATATCCTCACTTTCCTGCGGCTCAACCATTCTTGCACCGCAATTAGGGCAAAACTCTGTTGCACAATCTGTTGTAAAGCCTGTATCTTCGTAACAATTACTACAATGCCAACCTTGTACTTCTCCATAATCATCACGTTCCTCTATCCAATGCCCCGACTTCTGCGTGACGGATGGTAATTGCTCAATATAATCAGCATCTACTGTATATCCGCTCCACCCTTCTTCCGTTTCTGTGTAGATTTTCTTTGATAGAACCGCATCACGGCTTACCGCATCTTCACACGGCTTTACACCGCAAACTATCTCCATTTCCATTTGCCAATGCTTTTTTAGCCACTCGACATTATAGGCAACCATGTTTCCTACTCTTGTTTTAAGGGCATCTTTCCGTATGCTTATCGCATCTTCTCTCGTCATTGTCGCTCCTTTCCGGTTCGTAAAACCTGCAATATTCATCCGCATAACAGGCATGGTAACTGATGATCTTGTCGCCAAAATGCGTGCATACATAATCGTGATTTTCGGCGTTGTCGATGATCTTCCAGTCGCTATGTTTGCATCTAATCAAAAAGCCGTCTTTGTCTCTCATTTATCCACCCCGATCTTGACGTTCAGCTTTTCAGCCAATGCGTATAAACGCGCTATTTTGTCCTGTTCCTCTATCTTGTCTATGCGTTTCTTTGGTGTCCTTCTCAGGTCCATTAAAGGTTTAACCGGTATGTATGTTTTACTTTTCATTCTGATCATTCCTTTCTAAACTTCATTTGTTTTACTCCAGTCGATAGCAGCTCCACAATTCGAACAATAGTTCCACCAACGTTTCAACTGTTCGTTACACTTGAGCCAGTGGCAGCGATAATAATAATCACCGCCCAATTCGTACTTTACCGGCTCTTTTGGTATTGCATTATCTATAGCGTTTTCTATCTCAGCTTTCGTCATTCCCCTTTTCCCTTATCACTAACTCAGCCCCTAATAATTCACATATCCTCTCGCATATATCCAGTTTGGGAACAGAATCGCCGGTGA